AACGTACAGGATAGGCTTTGCAAGCTTTCCTAGAGTCTCAAGGACTAGAAAAGCACCAGACGCTGCCTGAAACGCCGCAACGACACCTTGAGTGTTCTGGTCAATACGGTCAACTTTCTGTTCAACCAGTATGAGCCGAGAATAGATTTCAGCATGGGATACTTCTTTTTCCATGATTTATCTCTGGTAAGCAGATGGGGGAGCAATACCACGACCAGCACCGACTTTACGAACATATTCCTGTTCTTGTCTGCGTTTTACAGCAAGCGGAGATTGTGCGTAAGGGCTACCCAATAGCATAGCATTTTGCTGCAATTGCATTTGGCTAGGAGCCAAAGTAGATCCTTCGCCAGCAGATGATGGACTTAAAGCTTGTTTAACCTGACCAACAAAAGGCAAATAATCAGTTGCAATATCAGCAGCTTGCAAAGCAGCACTACCGTAGTTGCCTTGTTGGGCAGCATTGGCAATGTGAGGTATAGCAAACAAGGTTGCCGCCTTACCACCAATTGTTACGCCTGCTCCAAAAGGTGTATTTTTCGAAAACACGCCAAACTCTGAAGGTATCTTTTGAGCTTGTCTTGCTTCTCTACCAAGAATGGTTTCAGGAATTTCTCCCTGAAGCTGCTGAAAGTATTTTTTTGTCAGTTCAGAAACGTCTTTGTTCAAGTTTGCGGATTGCCCAAAAGGCTTCCCTTCATTAAACAAATCACGAGCATAAGCACGATGCTCTAGCCCCAAAATATTGCCCATTGAACGGTCAAGGTTTCCTACATCGTAACGAGCGACAAACCCCGGTGGGATGTCGGCCTCAGTCTTAAACTTCGTCCCTGTTTTTGGATAAGCAGGTGCAGCAACAGGAGCAGGAGCAGCAGCAACAGGCTTAACTGCTTCCACAGGCTGTGCAGGTGCTTCCTGAATCATCTCTTTCACAGTGTCAGTGACGATACTGGTGACAGGAGAATTAGGTGCAGCAGAAGGCATAGGTGCAGGAGCATCTACAGGTGCTGCTGTAATCGGTGTGGATACAGGGTTTTGAGCAGCAAAAGCAGCATCTAACTCAGCAACTGTTGGGGTTGCGCTGGGGGCTACAGGTGCTTTTAGTTGAGCAGCACGAGCCTCAAGGTCCTGAGGTGTCAGGTTTGTCTGCTGTGGCTTAACAGGCTGCATTGGCTGTTGGGCAATAGGCTCAACATCAAAGGTTGGATCAATCCTAGGGCCGGGAGGATTGTTTGGAGGATTGTTTGGACCACCACCCATTAATTTACTAGCGCCATAGATGCCAAGACCAATAGCAGTTACAGCAGCAGGGAGATGCCACCAGTCATTGCCAAGACGTTCTTGAATTTGATCCAAAGAACTTAGCTCAAATCCATTCGGACCTTTTTCAAATGGATCTTTTTTTGCCTGAACACTTGTCTGATATTTAATTTCGTTTTCAATTTCAGCATTAGTCAGATTGTTGGCTTTGGCTGCTTTACGATAAGCTTCAACGTCAAAAGACATGATTATTTCCTTCCACCAAGTTGGACTGCAAGATCACGGGCTGATGGACCTTTGGACTTTATTTCAGGATTGGTAATAGAACGGCCACGAATAGACTTTGGCTGCTCTTTAGGAGCCTCGCCAAGCCCAAGGCCAATGCCAAAGTCAGCAGGGGTTTCACCTGTTGCTGGACGGCTTTGTGCTGGTCTACGCAAGATCTCCCGATTCTTGTCTGCAAACTGTTGACGCAAATCTCTGAAAGATTGTGTACGAGCAAACGCACTCTCAAGCTCACCAGCACTAGGAACTTGGGACTTGTCTTTAAATTTGACAAGCTGCTGTTTACGCCAATCAGCAAATGCTTGTGTTGCTTGTTGATTGAATTCGCCAATCAAAGCAGATGCTTCACCACGAACAAATTCATCACCTAGTTGATAACTCTTTGGGTTTATCAAGAAAGGCAAAGTGCCATGCTTGGAAGACAACTCAAGCTGTGTTCTTTCGGCAATTTGTTGAAGGTCAAGAATCCGACCAATGTTTTTCATCTCTGCTTCAGACAATCCTTTAAACACTTCGGAGCGAATGAAGTCATCTTTAGATTGAGTAAAGTTTCTGTCAAACTGAGTGCCGTTTGTCAGATTTTTTTGAATTTGCTCCAATTCATTTTTGGTGACATTTTCACCAGACTTGTTAACTATGGAGCCGTCTGCACCAACTCTAAGACCGCTTTCGCCAAGAACAGCATTTAAGTTTTTTTGCTGCGCTTCGGACAAGGAGACATTCTTGTTGTCCACCTTTTGCCGCAATGCATTTAGACCATCAGATACTGTTTGAGAGTAACCAAGGGTTCTGTTTGTAAACGCACCAATGGCCTTACGCTGCTCTGCACTCAAATCAGCGCCAGAAAGGTTTTGCAGTCTTTGACGCATTTCGCCATACAACTGATTCAGTTCAGGCGCTTTGGCTTCATAGTCAGCAGTTGCTGCGTTGGCTTTGTTAAACGCTTGAGTGTTGAATTCGGATGTTGCTTTCTTCTGCTGGTAGCCAATAGCTTCTTGCAGGGAGGGAACAAAGTTGCCACGAGCAGCAATTTCATCACGGGTCAATGGTTGACCAGTGTTGGCGTCAATAGCTCTTACAGTCTTACCCAATTCATTCGTTGTCTTTTCAATTGGGTTGCCTTGCATGTCATATTTGATTTCCGTCTTCTCGGTTCCACCAGTGACAAACAAACGCCAGTTGGGATTGCCAATAAGCATCTCAACAAAAGCCCTCATCTTCTGAGGTTTGTCGGCCATGTAATCAATGGTCTTGGCAGTGGCAATACGGCCTTCTGGAGTACCAGGACCACCCTTATCCATTACAGGCTTGATTTCTTTTTGGAACTCGTCCAAGTTTCTCTGCATGATTTCAGCAGAACGCTTAACGACAGGCTCAAACTCAGTACCCTTGACTCGGCTGGTCAAAGAATACATAGAGACAGGATCACCATTCGATGCGGCATCTTCATACATAGATGCAACATCAAAAGTCTTTGCTGTAACTGGCGAAATTGCACCACCAACAGGAGCAGCGTTGTTAATGTCAGGAGGAGCTACTGGAGCAACAGGGTTCATTGTGTCTTGCATGATGTTTATCCCATTCCCATAATTTTCATCAACTTGCCAGCTTTGTCTTGAGCACTTCCAAAGCCTGGAATCTGCTGATACTCATTACCTGTCAAAGCAACTTGATTGCTTGTATCAGGGGCCAATGGATTAAAGTCTGTCGGGTTTTTTACATCAACAGACGATTGAGGGGTAGATGCTGGCTGAGGTGCAGCCGCAGGTTTGACACCCCAGAAACTATCAATTTGACCATCGCCATCAGCGTCTTGTGCTGGCATCAAAGTTGGGGCTGCTGGAGGTGTTGGAGCAGATCCGGGTGCAACTGCACCGGGGATATTTGCATTTAAACCAATCGAAGGAACGGTAGGAACCGAAACACCTTGACCCAAAGCTGGCGCAGGAACTGGACTAGGCGACTCTGAACCACCATCGGCCAACAAAATTCCTGCCAAATTTGCTAATGGACTGTTTTTGATTTTTGCAACTGCTGCCTCAATCTTTTTAGCAGGAGACACGCCTTTGTTCATGTAACGGCGAGGATCTCCATAGCTTCCAAAACTAAGTGCGAAAGGTGTTTCTTCTGCCATGATGTTTCCTTAGAAGCCAAAGCCCTTGCTTGTAGTCTTTTGACCTTGTGTGCCTTGGAAGCTTGGAGTTGTAGAAGCTTGAGGTGTACCGTAGATCACCGAAGCATACTTAGACAACACATCCTGAGGTGCGCCAGCGTAGCCAATACGACTTGCAGCAGACTGTTGAGCAGCGGAAAGTCCAGCTTGACCAGCACCAAGCAAAGACTCAGATGCCCGTTGACGTTGGCTTTCAATGCCAGCAGATGTCTGAGCAGCAATCGATCCCATACGCTGTTCGCCAAGGGATGCAAGGTTACGAGATGCCAAGGCTTGACGAGAAGAACCCAGATTGCCAGTGCCACCAAACAAAGCTGCCTGTTGGCCCATCTGCTCACGGATCTCTTCACGAGCAGGTTGCAGGGAGGCTTGGATCTGTTGCTGCTTGTACTCAGGGCTGAAAAGGTTTGAAAGCCCTTCCATACCCTTCAAATACGAAGCAGCCCCACCAGCCTCTTGCAAAGCACCAGCACGACCTGAAACATCCATTGCCGTTTGAGCAGCAGCAGTTGTTGCAGGTTGAACTTGACCGTAAACATCACCAGCCATACCAATGGTTTTTTGGTATTGCGGAAGTGCTGTGCCAGTAAGAAATCCAGTTTGTGCCCGTAAAAGCTCTTTTTGCTCTTCCGTTACAACTGGTGCAGAAGATGAACTACCTTTGCCGCCGCCCATATTTAGCCTTTACCTTTCCCGCCACCAGCAGGTGACTGACGTTGAATGCTTGCATTATCCCACTGACCGACAGTATTTGGATACCTATTTGGTTGCCCAAAAGCTGGTTGACCAGAAGTGCGAGAGTAGGTGGTTGAGCCACCCTTGCCTTGTGGTTGTTGGGCAGGAGGATTGGCTTGCTGCTGTTCAGTAGGCATTACCTGAGACATTTCTGGCTCAACAGCAGATCTAAGAAGCCCGTCATTCTGCATGATTGGCATCTCTTTTGTCCGGCCCCTCATACCCATAATTTGGGTTACTTCATTCTGAGGGGGCGGGTTAACTTGTTGTGCAAACCCTTTGCCTTGAGGTTGAGTCCCAGGCTGGACTTGAGCTGATGGCATTCCCATAATTTATCCTTGTGGTGGCGTAGGCCAGACGATGTTGAAAGGGTATCCAGATTGACCTGTGATGTCCCTTAGTTGCTGACGATAAACTGCCCATTGCTGTTGCAGTTCTGGGGTCAATGGATTGTTGGCAATTTGGGTCCAATCGGATCGGTACAGCAAATCATTGCGAGTTATTTTCGCGGAACTAGAAACAAAATTATTTTTTTCTTGACTCGTTCTTGTGTCTACCCAATCAAAAACATCATTTGACCACTTGCAATAAAAAGGCTGACGTTCTAATTTTTTTAATTTTATTTGAGGCGAATACTCAATAATTTCTCCGTTATCAACGTAATGAGTTAACGATGTACCTTGTCCTTCAAGCAAATCAAGTCCATCTTGTTTTTGAGCATAAAAATGCTCATCTTGACAAGACCCATTGACCACAATTTCTTTTGTAGTTGGATTTGAAAGAATAAAGTATTTCATACGTTGACTTGGTAAAGCATTGAAGTTGTTATCAAGTTAATGCTTTGACTGCTTGGAGTTGTTCCGTTGCCCGAAGCATCCACAAAAATTGGCGTAAGTTCTACCCTCAAGGTAAAAATATCACCCTGTGCATATGTGGATGATGGGGCCAAATACACATGGTAGCTTGATGCAGATCCAAACAATCTCTTGGTTGATGCTGGGCCAACTAATAGTACGCCTCCAATATACAAAGAATTTGATGTGGCTAAAATTTCACTGCCAAATTTGTCGTAAATTGAAATTCTTGAAATAACAACGCAAGACACAGCAGGGTCAGCCAAAGGAATGCCAACATCGATTGCAATGCTTGCTCCAACAACCATATATTTATTTATGACAGGAACAAAAGTCAAAATAGTATTTGTTGCCGGATACAAATTGGGGTTTGTATTGTTTGTGTTTGATGTTGAGGCATTCAAAAAGTTGTTAATAGAAACAACTGATCCATTGAATGTAATGTTTGCAGTTGAGTTGCCAAGCGCAAAAGTACCGTCACTATTAATGACTCCACCAGATCCTGTCATGGTGGTTCCGCTAATAGCGGGGTTAGATCCTGATTGCAGCGTTCCCCTAGCACCAAGGTTGTTCAGGATGGCCGTGCCAGTTGTTCTCTCAATGTAATAGCCAGTTGTGCCCCATGTAGCCGGGTTGGCAAACGATGGAGGGTTGGAGCCGTTCCAGTTGTCAGACCGGATGTCTTGGAAGACACTGGCGGCAATAGGCCCAGTCCAACGTGTTGTGTTAGGGGCTACACCGTTAATGGTCAGTGTTGTTGAACTGTTGTACTCACCCTGAATGTACCAAAGCACTTGACCAACAGCTACAGCAGGTGTTGCCAAAGTCCAGCCAGAAGGCGCACTAGGACCGGATGTTGGTGTTGTGAAGGTTGGGGTGGCAGAAGCCTGATCCTGAACCCTGTAAGCCGTCAAAGCACTGTTGCCAGTAGCTCCGTTTGCACCGTTGTAGCCAACAGCACGAATAGCGTAAGCAGGGTTTGTCCAATCAAGTGTGGATGTGTTTATCCCACCAGTTTGAACGATGGTAATGGAAATCGCCCACAAATAAGCGTTTGGGGTCGTGTTAGATGGAACTTCAATATCCCACCCAGCAGGAGCCGTGTAAGTTCCCGTAAGCCAGTTATAGGTTGTTGCTGTCGTTGGTCTGGCAGGAGGAGTCGAGGTTGCCGTCCATTGGTAGATTGTTGGGGTTGCCGTAATGACAACACTCAAAGCATCCAAATCAATAGCAGGACCAGATTCTTGAACCCAAGCATAAGCAGGGGCAGTGGTTCCAACAAAGAACTCAATCTGACGACCCCCACTTACCTTGTAAAACAGAAACTTGGTTGTGCCAAAGCCACCAGCAACCCGAAGCCAGATGTAATCAGCAGGATTGGTGGACTCTGTTGGATCGTTGCTGTTTCTTGCACCGTAATACAAACGGTCTGTCGGTGAGTTGCTAAAGTTCAAAGCACCATCAAAACTATCGGCATACTTGATTGACAAGTACTTGTACAGGTAAGCAACTGTTTGACCAGTCGGTCCTGTAATAACACCCGTGTTTGGGTCAGCACTCAGGTTCGCACCGAAGTTTGCCAACAAATAGTTGATGGCATCCGACAACTCAATGTTGGATGGGTTGGAGTCAAGTGCGAATGGCATTAGAACGCATCCTCAACAATGGTTGCTTGCCAGTTCAAAGCAGTCAG